ACAGGAATTTGGTTTGCGTTCAGGCTAATGGTGAAGGTGCCACGGCAGCCGGTAACAATGTGCCGCAAGCCGTCGGTGTCATAGTGAATCGTGCAGGATTCAAAGCCAGTCGAGCGAGGCACATAGGTCACGGAGGTGTTTGCCACCGTGGTGGGATTCATCCCACAAGCACGCAGGACCGGGTCATATTTAGGAGCAGTGCCAGCAGTGCCAGATCCTGAGTATTCAACCTCGAAGCTGACAACAACGCGGGTGTTAGCAATCAGCTGCGGGCTGTTGCCGAGATAGCTGCGGATAAGGTCACGGGAAAGGACCTCAGACTCAGCTGGCTGAATTTCTAGGTTGCGGAGCTGAACTGCGTTGGCGCTGCCCGTGGGAGTTGGATCGGTGCCATACGTCACCTCGGTTTTAATCAGCGCGCTCCTCACGCGGGCTAGCTTTGCCATCGTTCAGAGCCTCAGAATTGAACAGGGTTTCTGTGATCAGTTTAATTCAACTGGTCGCCTAAGCCATGGTCAAGGTGCCGTCAAGTCCTCTCGGTCTGTCCGGTACTTCACCAAGTAATCCATAGCTACAACACCGAGCGGCACATCTGCATCAAAGAAGCTGAAATTTGTTGTGTCAGCGTCAATGTCTAAGGCGTATCCGTTCACGGTTGTGTCAGCCATAATTTTGCTGTGGACCTCCTCAACAAACGCATCAGCTGCGTTTCCTGGGGCGTCGTTGCGGACAAAGATTGAACAGCGAACCCGCAAGGTCCACATCGTCTTGACGTATGAATCCTCGCTCGGATCATCTGCAACCGGCTCTAAGACGATTGCAGGGACCTCACCACGAGCCAGCGGCGTTGTTCTGACGCGGTAAACGCTAACGCCAGTAATGGCATCAAGGTTGGTCTTGAGACGGGCAAGGATGTTTTCGCGGCGGGTTGTCATACCTTCTGCAGCGAGATCTCACAAAGCAAGCCGTCGTCAATCAGTCGGGTCTCTCGGACCTTGTAGGCAACAGAATCGACGGTGATGCTGGTGCCTGCTGTAAGGGTGCCAAAGTCAGAAGCCTTGGCGGTGATTTGGTAGTCAGTGCTGAGAACCATGTCACCAGCCAAGACTTGACTGGGCTGATCAAGGATCACATTGGCTGTCGTTGCGCCTGACGTTGCAGACACATTGAAGTCACCTAGGAAAACTCCTAGGTCATCAGCGAGCGCATCAAACGCCATCAGCCTTAGCTTTGCGCTTTGCTTTGGGCTTAGCAGGTGCTGCGCCCTCGACTGCTTTACCCATGCGGATGAGCAGTGCGCCGTCTGAGTCCGACACGTCATAAGACTGGCCAGCCTCAAGGGCTTTGCCAGATGCCATGACGTTTCTAGTGCAGGTGATTTGCATAAGAAAAAAAGGGGACCGTTGCCGGCCCCCTCCTCGTTATCAAGCGGTGGTGATGTCCTCGATTGATGCGAACGCCGAGCTTTGGCGTACCGCGACATCGAATGTGATGATGCCGCGAACCGAGGTCAGAGCCTTGCTGAAGTCATCGGAGTCAGTGCCCACGGTGATCTCAAGGCCGTTGCCGTAGAAGCCGAGCATTGCCTGGCTGAAATCACCAGCAACCAGAGCGGAGCACACGCTAGAGCTAGTGCCCTTGGTCAGGTTGGAAGGCACAGCGTTGGTGACGGCGATCGGGTAGCCGTTCAGGGTCAGAGGCGTGGGGCCACGACCAACAGCCTGCAGATCGGTGTTGTAGAGGAAAGCACCGTCAGTGGTGGTGGAACCACCAGCGCGGAGTTTCTTCAGGCCACCCATCACCTTGGCGTTGGTGACATAAGCCATGTTCGGACCGAAGGCGTTGTCCTGGGTGACTTCAGTCTCCAGGTCAACAATCTTCTCCATGGTGATTGCACCGCCGTTGGTGCCCATGGCCACAGAGCCAATGCCGCTGGTGTTGCGGATGCCGGTGGGTTGACCGGAAGAACCGGAAACGTTCAGCACTGCAGAATCAACAGCAGCGTTGATGCCGTCAGTCAGGTCACGACGCACCAGCTCTTCAATGCCAGGAGTGGCTTGAAGCAGGGTCTGGCGGCTGTACTTAGACAGTGCTGCCAGGTTCTTAGGTGACATCGTCACCTGATCAAAGGTGGACTCACCCTGGGTGATTGCGGTGGTCTCGTTTGCCAAGTAGTAGACGCTGGCAACACCAGAGCGACGGGGGATGGCCACATCACCGACCAGGCCGGTCAGGGTGCGAACGCCAAGGCCAACCACAGGGGAGGAGTTCCGCAGGGCCTCAATGAAGTCATCAGCCAGCAGATCGGTCTCAACCAAGTTGCCGCCAGTCGTTGCACCAGAGGTGACGTAGGTGGCGCGTTGGCTCAGCGCAGAGAACGGAACAAAGAAGGAACGCTCACCAGTGGCGCTAAGGCCAGAGGTGCGTGCAACTTCTTGGCTCAGTTCACGGACAAGACCAGCACCGTGAGAAGACCAGTCGCCAGTGATCAGAGCGCGTACGCCATCCATGAGCTGATAACGCTCTTGGGTTTGCTGACCAAGGTCAACAGGGGCGACGGTTTCAACCGGCTTAGCGCCGATCTTTTCAAGCACAGCTTCACGGGCCACGTCGAGAGATGCGCCGTTGTCGATCAGCTGCTCAGCCAAGTCACGCATTTCGTGCTTGCTGCACAACTCTTGAATGTTGCGGATGCGGTTGCGCTCTGCAGAAGCTGCCTTTTTGGAAGCTTCATCGCGCACCACATTGATGTCGGGTGCTGTGGACATTTGATTCTCAGAATCGGGTGAACTTTGTGGTGCGACACGAGCCGCAGAATCCGCCGGAATGGCTTCTTCTTTCTCGATTGTAGTAGTGGGAAGCAAGGATCTTCCTACCCCAATCTTGGGATCAGCAGGCACGCTGACGATGGAAACTTCGTAAGGCTCCCAGTTCGTCGCTACGAACTCATTGTTCCGCTCTTCCATCTCTTTAATCCGGTAACCGACGCTGATATTTCTCATCACGCCATCTTTGACATCAGTCAAAATTTCCTGCGCAAAAGAGTTACGGCTGAAGCGAACGCGGCTGTAGCCCTTCTTTTTGTCCTTGTCTAAGTAGGCACGTTCAACGACGCCGATCGGTCGATCCATGTCGTGATTGAACAGCAGCGGTGCGCCGTCGTTCAGTCGGCCAAGATCAGCAGCGCCATCCTCATGGCTGAGGACCTCCATGCCAAAAGCCCGCTCTACTGGGTACTCAGAGCTGAAGCTGAACTCCATGACGCGGTCTTCCTGCTCCTCAAACTTGGTCTCGCCAGCCCGCTTGTAGAGCGTGGGAGCTGAGCGCAGAGCAGCAATCTTGGTCAGCGTTGAGAATCGATGAGCAACCTGCACATCAGTTGCTTCATTGCCTTCATCGGTCTCGCGATAGACCGTGATGAGTGCAGCAGGGTCGTCCTCATCACCGTTCACGGTGAAATCAGAATCAGGAACATTGATTGTGCCGTCACGCTCAATGCGATCAATGCGGCCCTGAGCGGTGCCACCTGCGCTGTTCCAGCGCACAAAATCTCCGACGCTAAGTTCGTCGGGCTCGGCCCTTACTTGCGATTCGTCGGACATAGTACGTTCGCGGATTTCTTTAATTCTATCCGCCTTGTTAGTAGCCCACACCTGCCCAGGGTCTCCGCCCCACGCAGCCCAAGCCACACGCCCATTGGACGGGTATCCGTCTTCCCCAGGCGAAAAACCTTCGCCTTCTTTGTCAGTGAGGTGCCTGGCGAACCAAGCGGCCATGGTGATTACTGTGTCGGCAGAGAGTTCATCACCGCTCAAGATCTGTGTTGCTCTGCGTGCAGCAACCTCAGTGCCACCAGCTTCACCGTCAGCCTTCCAATCGCGGTAACGCTGCGCCTCTTCCCTCATGCCCTCAGTAGGCATTAGCTCGATCTCTGTGCCGTTAATAGTTGCCAAGCTCTTCCTCCGCGACGTTTTCTGCATCCTCGCCACCAGGTGCAGGCGTGTCACCAAAAGCGTCAATGGTGTTGGCCGGCTTGTACTGGCTAGCGCCACTGCCATTCACAGCAGACGGATCGGTGTCCGTGATGATGTTCATCTCGTCGAGCTTGGCCAGCTCTGACTGACGGGCAACCAAGAATTCATCGAAGTCGCCACCGTTTTCAGCCACGCAATCGGCAAGCGTCTTGAATCCGCTGCGCACTGCTGCCTTCTGTGCAGCAATCTCCTTCTGCGGATCAACGTAGTGGTAGCCCCTGCAAACCCAGCGCACAGCCTCGTAACGCTCAGGCTCAGTCTCGTAAGTAGGCAGATTTAGTGCGCCACTAAGCACAGCCATCTCAAGCCAAGCGTCATAGATCGGCTGATAGAACTGATCTTTCATCATCTGCTGTATGGATCGCCAGTGGTCGCGGTCCTGCAGTAGAGCGAGTCGTGATGATGAGTAATTGCTTTGTGAAAAATCGTGCGACAGCTGTTCAAACGAGCAGCCGACACCCGCACCAAGTGCTCTGAGCTGTGCCCTGAGGAACGGCTCATACTCGCCAGTTGGCGAATCCATGTCAGGAATGGTGACCGTTTCGCCTGGCTGCAGGTACTTGAATTGCCCAGGCTCAAAGCCTGTTACCCGCTGTTCGTCATAGATCTCGCCGCCTGGATCAAGCTCACCCTCCGGTGATTGGATAAATCCCATCAGAGCAGAACTTGCGCGAGCACGCACAACACTTGCCTGTTCCCACCCGTCAACGTGATGCAGTCGCTGCATTGAAGATGCAAGCCAAGGCACGCCACGGGTTTGCCCAGGACGTGCAGATGTCCGATCAAACAGATGGATAACATCCTTTGCCGGAACAATGATGTGGCGCTTGCCAGGCTCCCTCGTGGGGAACGCAGTATCACCAGGGTGACGGCTCAGGAAGGCGTAGTTAACAGGCCTGCCAAACTTGTCCAGCTCAACGCCAAGCTTCCAAACGTTGCCAGGTGTTGTCGCTGGGTGCTGGTAGTCCTCATCGAGAACATCTGCCTCAAGCACCTCAAGTGCAAAGTTGACTTTGCTGCGGCCAAACTTCTGCCGCACCATGCGGATAAAGACTTCGCCGCTCTCGCACATTGACGAGACAGCAAGCTTTTCAATGTCGGCAAAGCACAGCTGGCCTGCAGTGTTGCAGCTGTCCTTACGCCCCCACATCGACCAGGCTTTTTCAATCTGCTCATTGATGCGTGTGTCAAGCTTGCCGCCGCGCTGACGCATCACCTGCGCTTGAAGCCTGACGCCTGTTCCTACAACAGAGTTGCGGACAACACGAACGGCAGACTTTGCATAGTCGTTGTCGCGCACAAGCTGACGCGACCTAGACCGCAGTCGCTTCAGGCTGCCCTTGATCTCTTGATCAGCAGAGGTGACAGAGGTGACCCAATCAGCAGTTAGACGACTGGCCTGGGCACCGCCAAACATGCGAGCGCGTGGACGCGCAATCGTCTCAGGATTATTGCGCCACAGTTCGCGCCAAGCAGAACGGATGCCCATGTCAGAACCTCACATAAAGGGAATGGGGATCACCCAAACCGTTGGCGATCATTGCAGCTTTACGCTCTCGGACCACTATGGCTTTGAGCTGACTTTCACGCATCCGCAGCTCCGCAAGATCAACACGCTTAAAGGTGCGGTTGCCAATGCTGTATTCAGCAGCCTTGTCAGCAATGATTGCCCGGATTGCTGTGGTGACTGCGTCTAGATCTTTCTCTGCCTGTGTGCGTCCGTCAAAAGCGTCAGGCTGTCCGGTGTAGGCAAGGCTGGCTAAGACCTCAAGCTGACCGTTGCCTAGCGTGAACTTCTCAGAGCCTTTTGACGCCTCTGCGTAAAAGAACCAATCACCTGCATCAAACCCTGCGCTATCTGTCGCGCTGATTGTGAACTCCCAGCCACTGCCGTAAGACGTGCCGGCGACAGTATGACCCTCGTGGTTGGTGTTGGTCCGTAAGTAATAAGTCAGCGTCCAATCTGCTGACGTGATGCTTTCATTGAGCGGTCCAACCGCCGCGTCATCCCTCCATTTGATCGTCGTGCCGGCGTAGATCTTCTTAGGGATGTTCACGTCACCAGCTGTTTACAAACGACTGAGCCGGTTTAGACGGCTTTGCCCTTGATTTTAGCGGTCTATTGTCGCCTGATTCCAGCTTCTCACGCAGGTTTTCCCACATCGTGAGCTTAGGCAGACGGCGGATATACAGCTGAAATGCCGCATAGGCGTAAACCGCACAGTCCAGGCACTCAGCCCGTGCTGATGCTTTTCTGACCCAAATCCGCGTTGGCATCCCTCCGCGATAGACAAGCTTCTGCCGCTCAGAAGTAAGTTGCTGGAAGTATTCAGTGTCAGCAGCTAAGCCGAAATTAAGGTTGCCAGGGCCGTTTTCTAGGCGAAGTTTGCCGAATAAGGTCGTTTTAATTGTGTCAGTTCCGAGCATGTAGAGAGTCACACCTTTTTTGATGGTGCGACCCTTCCAGTTGACATCAACCTTGCTGCCTTTTCCTACTGCTGCAGCGTTTCTGCGGCTGCTGCCCTTGATGGCTACAACGCCACGCGGCAGACGCTCACGCACATAGGCGTAAACCTCATGCGTGCAATAGCCGGTATCAACAGCGAGCTGAGCAATCTTGAGTTGGTGGTGCTCTTCTGTCTCCCACTCGCTTGCTAGCACTGCGTCCAGTTGTTTCCATACGTCTGGCTGAGTCGGATCCCCCATCAACTTTTGATGCCAGACCAGCCACCCTGTTTCTGGCTGCCCCTTAGCGCCACTCCATCCCCAAACCGATATTTCTAAGCGATCTAGCTGCACGTCAACGCCAGCCGTCAACAGCACAACATCCTTAGGCACAGTGCCGGGCTCATACGGCAAGCGCCGGCCCATTAAACCCTCAGCACTGACCTGAGCCGAGTAGTTCTCCTCATAGGTCTCAGCAAGCCGCGTGTTGATGAACGTCCGCAGCGCAGCCGGGTCGTTCTTCGCACGTAAAAAGTCCTCAGCTAGCTCGCTCCAGCTAGCCCAGCCAAGCGGGCTATAGAGGCCATTCAGATGAAAGCCGGCAGTCTTGCCGTCAAAGTGCGAGTGGTTGCGCCACTCCCCAGCGGCCAGCATCTGCGTCTTGTGGTGTTCGTCAAACCGCTCGCCGCAGTGCTTGCACTGATACTGCGCCGTCTCTGGCCTGTCCTTCTGCCACTTCAGCCGGCTCCACTCCAGGTGCTGAAACTCACCGCAGCAGGGGGCAGGCACCCAGAATTTGCGTTGGTCAGACTTCATATATTCCGCCTCGATCTTGCTGAAGTCCTTCACCGTTGGCGTAGAGGTCAACAGCACCTTCCGCCTGGCAAACGTTGTTGTTCTGCGTTCGGCTAGTGCGACTGGGTCACCTTCCCCAGGAATCTCCTGCATAGCGTCCACCTCATCCATGAACAGGTATCGGCAAGGTGCAGAGCGCAGCTGGCTAGGACTATTTGCACCAGTGAGCAGCAGAATCCCACCAGGGAAGTCCTTGGCAAACATTGAGTTAGAGCCATCTCTAGAGCGTGCGGGTGCAATTTTTTCTTTAAGCCTTGGCGTGTCCTCAATCAGGCCCTCCAGCCTTTGCTTGGACATCCTCCGGGCCATCTCAATTGTGGGTTGCACAGCAAGCAACGGCCCAGGGCTGTGATCAATAATCCAAGCCAGCCAATTCAGTCCAACCTCTGTTTTCCCACTTTGCGCTGAAAACATCAGCACCACACGTTGCACACTGCTCTCACTGCTTAGCTCACGCATCACCTGACGCAGATAAGGCGTGCGATCTGTGCGCCATGGCCCAGGCTCCGCACTTGCCTTGCTACTCAATCGCCTATATCGATCACTCCACTCATCAACAGTCAGCGGCTCCTCTGGTCTGAGCCCATCTAAGAAACCTTCACGCCAAGGGTTCATGCGACCTTCGCAATCTCCATCAGGCATTGCCGGTGCTCAGTCGTCAGCACCCGATGGATGACAGCAGGATCACTCTCACCCGCCAGCTCATTGCTCAGACGATCAGCAAGATTGGCCAGCTGTTCACGGATAGAACGGCCTAGCTGAAAGCTCTCCTTCTTTACTTGCTCAGCAGGCACCAGCTCCTCCATCTGAGTCGCCGCCGTGATCTTGGCAATCTCCGCGTTGTAGTGCTCTTTGCGTGCTCGGCTTGTGTAAAAGTCCGGCACATCTTCCTCCTCGACGTAAGTCACCTGCCGGCGCACTTCTTTCTTCGCCGCTTCAAGAGGTGTTGGCTCTTTCTTGGGCTTCTCTGGCATTTGAGCAGCACTTGGCCGCTCAGTTACGCCCCATATCCGCAGCCCCTTCTCCAGGTCGATCTTCGGGTTGACGTTTCCAGTGTCAACCAAAGCACCCTCTAAGCGACCCTGTTGAATCGCCTTAGAAACCGCTTGGCGACTGCATCCTGCGGCAATCGCAAACTTTGAAGCTGTTACTAACTCAGCCATATCGTTGACATTGTCAGTTGACGTTAGCTTAGCTTTTGTCAACTGGTTGACGTTCCGCTCGCTACATAAAAAGCGAGCCCTGGGGTGACC